ATTTCAACTGTAATTTCTTGAGCCAAAGCTGCCATAATTTCAGCTTCAACATCCAAACCGTGCATAGATTGTGCATCTTGCGCGGCTTCGAAAGTCCAGCGAGCGCTTAACTTACGAGTCTTAGCTTCAACAACTTGTTTCAAGATTTGAACGTTGATACGGTTACCTGCAACGCCTTCAAGAGCTGCTGTGCTTGTTGCTTGACCAGTTGTATTAGAACCAGAATAAGCAGACGCAATCTTGAATGGGCTCAATGCTTCGTCACCAGCGTTAACGCTAGTTGCAAAGCTGCTGCTATCAGCTACGCTATCAGCGTAACGTACACGTAAAGTGTGGATTTGAGCAACTGGGCCAGTCATTGGTTGTACACCAACGATTTCGTTAGCGATAACTGTTGGCATAACACGGCGAATAACTGGTAGAATTACACGGTTAAGTGTAGCTACGTTACTTGCTTGTGTTGCACCACCTGTGGCATTTTCTGCCAACATCTTGCGAGTGTTCTCTAAGATAACACCCATTGTGGTTCTTTTAGAACCGTTTAAGCCTTCTAACAGGGCTTCTTTTGTTTGGCCCCAACGGCTTTCTAATAATGCTTGTGTCATAATACCTTTTTCTCCTATTTAGGGTTTATTTAAGCCCTGCTAAACGTTTAATTTCGTACACATTCGACATGTCGTCGGTTTGTGTATTTACACTAACGGCAGTTTTAGCAGTTTTATCACCAGTAACTTCTGTACGACTTTCTGTTAACACCTTTGCCGATGCGGCTGGGGCTTTAACAGAACTGTTGTTTAGAACTGCTGGTAGATACTTTTCGTATGCAGATTGCAAATTATTTGTCTGCACACCTTCTAGTAAATCACGCATAACGGTTGCTTTTTCCTTGTTTAGAGGTTTTAGCATTTCAGCAAGTTTTTCCTTACGGTCTGCTGATTCCTTAATAATGCGGATTTCCTTCTCTTTAGTCTCAACTAATGTTTGCTTCTTCTCAATTGTCTGAACTGCTTCAGATAGCTTTGAAGTTACCATAGCAAATTTTGCTTGTAATTCACGGATTTGCTTGTTCTCATTTAAATGAGTACCTGCGAATTCGCTTGCAAACGCTTCGAATAAACGACGACCAAACATGTTCTCGCGAGCAACTTGGATGTCTTCTTTTAGTTGAGTCAATTCTGACTCTAACGAACTGGTTACGGCCTCTTGTACAGCGGCAGCTGATTGTTTAATGAACTTAGATTGAAGTTCAGCTAATTTAGCTTTACCTTCACGAACTAGACGAACTTTAGTTTCAACAACTGCTTTCTTGTCTTGTTCAAATTCTTTAATTTCTTCTGCCAGCGCACGAATTACAAACTTCTCTAGCTTGCCAACGGCAGCTTCGTAAACTTTGCGATCCGAACGAAGTTCTTTAATTTCTTCGGCTAGCTTGCTAACCATGAAGTTATTGAACTTGTCTGCGCTTTCTACCATGCTTTGTTTAAACTTAACACGGTCTTCAGCTAATCTTTTCTTTTCGTCTGCGAACTCAGAAAGTTCAGCAGTGAGAGACTCGGTAACCATTTTGTCTAGAGCTTCAACCATAACTTGTTTGTCATGTTGGTAACGTTGAGCGAATTCCTCGCGGAGTTCAGCACGTACAGATTCTTTAGCTTCGGCAATACGAGATTCCCATGCTTCGGAGATCGCTTGACGTGTGTCTTCGTTGATAATTCCGTTATCCAACAATGGTTTGATAGCATCTAACATTTGGATATTTCTCCTTATATTTTTAGGTCTTTGATGAGGCGTTTAACTTCCTCTTGCAAGTACTTTTGTACTTTTTGATTTTCCTTGGCTTCACGTGCCATTTCAAACACCTGTTGTCCGCCACGCATATTCATTAAGCCCTCGTAGATTGCTTTAGGGTATGCATTTGGGGCACTAGGTTGTGCTACGATGTCAACGGTAATGATTTCAAAATCACTAACATGACCCGATCCTTCGTTAACGTTACCGGATCCACGTGAGCTAACACCTAATTTAACACCGCTTGTTAGCATTGCTTCAACTAAGTTACCCATCGGAGTCGGTAACACTTTTAATTTTCCAAAACCACATGGGCCGTCCATCCACATTTTTTCAATCATGTGAGATACACGGTCCAAATTAATCTTTAAATCGTCTGGATGATCTAACTCACCCAATACGCTATAGCCCTCAGAAAGTTGGCTATTAATTGCAGTAACAGCTCGTTCAATTTCATGAACGGGATACACCCGCTGGTTAGCGTTCTTCACGCCACCTTGGATGAATATCCCTTCCATTTTGAGCGTCTTACCTTTTCCGTCGGCAGAGTCTTCGGATAAAACCTTAATCCCTGCCCGGTCAAACGTTAAGTGCTCTTTTAGGTACAAAGCCATCTGTAGTTCCTAAATTAAACGATTACTTCTTACCAGTGTTTTGTACCTGAACACTCTTAGTTGCTACAGATACTTTACCACTGGTAGTTTGGCCTTCGGCGCCTTTTGCGTCTTTGGTGTATTCATGACCTGTGCTCTTTGGAGCGCCTGCCTTGCCACCTGGTACGTTTACGTTACCAGACTTAATAGTGCCTTGACCTTTTGTATATTCATTGTTGGCTTTTGGGACTGGTTTGCCATCTGGGTTCTCGTTATCAGCGCCTGTACGCTTAACAACGTTACCACCGAAGTCTGCACCTGGGCCAGGGAATGATTTAGTGTTAACACTAGTCTTCTTACCTGTAGAACCAACTGCATCGCCTTCGCTTGCATCACCTTGGCCACCGTAGATGTCGCCGATCTTGTCTACGTATTCGCGCATTAATTCGCTAGTAGATCTACGGCTTTCAAACGGCTTACCGCTTTTGCCACTCTTAGCAGAACCGCTTGTTCCGCTTGTTCCACTCTTGGCAGAACCGCTCTTGCCACTGGCGCCGCTCTTACCGGAACCTTTAGCAAATGGGTTTTCGCCTTCAGCAAACATTTCGTCGTCGTTTTGACCAGCACCGGCTTCTTCAGGACCTGCACTTAGGTCTTCGCCGCCTTCGTCGCCCATTTCGTCATGGCCAACATCGCTAGCATCGATATCGTCGTCGCCGCCAGTGATTTCGTCAAACTTAGCTAACAACTCATCTAACTTAGCGTCAATGGTCATTACTTTGTCTTCTAGATCTTCACCTTCTGGTTCGCCGCCAAAATCGTCGCCGCCCATGTCACCAGCTGGTAAATCGCCAGATACATCGCCTTCGTCGCCGGCAGCGTCAAGATCAAACTCTTCGCCTTCGCCTTCGCCCATAGCTTCTTCATCTTGCAATTGGCCTGCTAATGCACCGACTTGGTCGCCGGATACTTTTTCTTCCATAGACTCTTCGTCCATGATAGATTCATAAATGTCGCGTGATTTGTCAACAACGATACTATGGAAAAGCTCGCGAGCTTTCTGGTCTTCGTCATTGATAATGTATTCAATTAGTTTTTCAAACTTGTTCATAAGAACTCCTTAATATGTTTGGCTTTGTAAAGTTATTTACAAAACTATGTATATTTCAGGGTTAAATGGGTGTTTTTTGACTGATTTTGATCAAATAATTACAAACCACCCGGCATCATGTTAGTATCTGCCGGTGGAGTGTATTGTTTTGATACACGTTCAAGCTTCTGCTCGTGTTCAAGTTTGCGAACGTCGTGGCTAACTCTTAGCTGATTCAAGTGAGCTAATGTGATGCGATTGTTGCGGCTCTGATCCATTTTGATAACGCTTTGATCAGCTTTTGGATCTTGATAGCCGGGGACCGCAGGGTCAAATAATTCCATAACGTACATACTACTATTTAACCTTTTTTGTTATAAAGCTGGTCCGGGCCCAGCCGATCCTGCTGCTGGCGCTGCTGATCCTGCTGCTGGTGCACCCGACATTTCCCCGCCTGGACCAGGTGCACCAGCGGGTGCCTCGGGGCCTAATGCTTCAATATCATTTTGTAATCCACCTGGGCTAATACCAACACTACGTAATCCAGCCGGTTCTGCTGCTGCCGATTCAGTATCACCTCGCTCCTCAGACCACATTGTTTCGTTTTCACTGATCTCTTGTTCACTCATGCCTAGGTAACGTTTCATTAAGAAACGCTTGCTTAGGTAAGGGTATGCTTCTAGCTGTGTAAATGTAGCAATTCGGGCACTGTCAATGTCAGCTTGGCGGTATTGTGCAAAGTTTTGAGGTTCGTTAAATTGCAAATCAAACATTGACCCGTCAATATTAAATCCTCTCCAACGCATAAACAGCTTAAATTCGCTGTCTAACTTGTCTGCAATCATTGCCTGTAGACGTCTGCAATATTGATTAAAACGCCATTCTTGGATAAGTGCTGTACCAACACGGCCGTCTGTATATGCTTGACTACCGTCATCTGCTGTAGTAGGCAAATAGCTGCTAGGAATACGCAAACCACGGAATAACTTGTTAGTAAAGAAGCGCAAGTCTGTAATTTCGCCTAGGTTTGCGCCGCCTGGCAATACATCAACACTAGATCCACGACCGTCTGCTGTAGTAGGGAAGAAGTAATCTTCGTTTGTACTCAACGGATTATATGTAGCATCCATCATGTTTTGTGCGCCAGCGCCTGTTTGTGTAGGTATACGGCGTTGATGAATTTCGTTTTTAATACGCTCAACAAAGGCCATAGCCATGTGGCTTGGCATGTTACCAACGTCAATTTTAAAGATTCTACGCTCCGGTGCACGTTGCACACGGTAGATAATAATACTATCTTCAAGCAGTTCTTTCTGCTTAAAAACCTTAAAAATGTTCTCTAATACACTATTACCAAACGGCCAAAATACGTCCAAGCCTTCTGTTAAACTAACGTGTAAAACGTGTTCTGCTGCGATTGCTGCTTCGTTTTTGGCGTGACTAAAGCGGCTACCGCCGCCGTACGGTGCTTGTGGCTGTACATATGCACCGCTTGGACCACCTGTTTGTGGGTGATTTGTATAGGTATCAGTTGATGCTACCGCTGTCATTGACAAGTTTTGGAAGTTTGGATTAATGTCTTTAATCAAATACTGCTCGGGCTTTTTACCCTCGCCTTCGTTAACAATAACCTTAGTGACCTTGGTCATTTCAGTCCAGTACAACTTAAAGTTTTCCGGATCGCGAATGAACACTTGATCACCGTACTTTAAGGTATTGCGAACTACTTTAAATATTCTTTTATTAAAGTCGTTAAGGGCAACCCACTGTTGTAGCTGCTCCTTGATAATCTTTACTTCGTTGTCGCTGGGCTGTTCTTTGTACTTGATAGTAAATGCAGTATGATTTTCTTCATTTTTTTGTGTACAAAACTCAGCCAAAATGTCCAATGCAGCGTTAACTTCACTGTCCATGTCCATTTGTTCGTATTGGTTGTAACGTTCAATACGGTTAGGGTGTCCGATGTAGACTTCAGGTAATTGACTTTGGTAATTACGAAACCCAGGGTCAGGCGCTCGGCCGCCGCCTAGGGGACTAATATTACTCGGTAAATTTGATGTCTTAAAATACTTTTTCCATCCAGCCATATGTGTTCTCAGTTATGCTATATTTACCGCAGCTTAGGCGGTATTCATGCTAATTCTTTTTAGCAAATCAACTGCTTGGTCTAGCTTGTCTACCATGGCTAAGTTGGTTTCGTTGTCCGGAATTACTTCGGCACGTTTTTCTTCGGGCTTGGTAATTTGCATGTGTAGGTGTTGTCCTGTGCCGTCTGCATCTGGGTGCGCTTCTACAGTTCCTTGTATGCCTTTTTCGCGCATACGTTGATGCAATGCTTCAACAATTTCTGTCATTGACGCAGATTTAGGCTTGATGTCAGCAGCCAAACCTTGTGTATGCTTGCTACCAGGTTTGTGTTCTCTATGATACTTGTCATCTGCTCCTGTAACCACAAAGCTACCTTCGCCAAATTTTGCATAAACATCGGCTAACACAGCTTCAAGTCTGGGATCAGTCTTGCCGCCGGCATGAGATTCTGGACTCTTCCATGGTATTGCGCCGGGTGGAACAGGCTGTGCTGCGGATTTTATGTCTTCGGGTTTTACTACAGCCTTTTCAGCTTCACGTGCTTTGCGCTCCTTAGCTTCGGCTAGTCTAGTTGCCAATCTAGCTTCACGTGCTTCTTGACTACGTTGTCCGTGCTCTTTTTCTACCGCCGCTAAACGCTCCTTAGCTGCTGATGTTTGATTTTCA